AAGACGCAATCGCAGCGCGTAAAGAAGCGAAAATTAAATACAAGTTTACGGCTGATGCCGTAGGAGGATAGTCCCATCAGTACATTCGTGCTAAAAGATGCAAGCGTAACAATTAACAGTGTCGATTTGTCCGATCATGTTCGATCAGTCACTTTCAATTATGAAGGTGAAAGCATTGACGACACAAATATGGCAGACACCACCAGAATTATGGCTGGCGGTTTGCTGAATTACGGTGTTGATATTGAGTTCAGCCAAGACTTCGCCGCGTCCAAAGTCGATGCCACGTTGTTTTCTCTGGTTGGATCAACAACAACCGTTGTTCTGTTGCCTACGTCATCGGCCGCAAGCGCAACCAATCCGAGCTTCACCGGAACAATGCTGCTGACATCCTACAACCCAATCAGCGGTTCGGTTGGTGATCTGGCTACAACGTCAGCTACCTTCGTTCCTGCTGGTGCAATCGCAAGGGCCACATCGTAATGGAAGAATTGACGCTCGAAGATTTACAAAACTATACCGTTGAGGTTGTTCCGGTCGAGTTCTTGGGGCGACGATCTTACCTTCGCGGTATGACTCTTGCGGGTCAGATTGCTATCGCTGAAGTGGCAAAGGTCAAAGGCAAAGACACCGAAGCCAGTGATTCAGATATGGCGACGATGCTTGCTTACATGATTTGCGATTCAGTCGGTAACTTGATTTTTGAAAGCACAGAACAGGCGGTTTCCATTTTAACCAAGATGGACTCAGCCGACTTGCTGGAAATGATCGAACAGTCAGGCGAGATAAACGGTCGAGACATTGCCGCAGAAAAAAAGCACTTGAGGCTGACTCGTTAAAAATATTGCAGGTCAGGCTTGCCATTGACTTTGGTATGACTCCAACCGAGGTTGGTGAAAGATTTTCCGCAAAGGACGTTGGGCGCATTTTGGCTTTTCGTGAACTGGAAGCGGAAGCCATAGAAAAGCAAAGGCGGGAAGCTGAACTGCAAAGCAAAGCATCACGCGAACGAGGTAAGGTTTAGATGGCTAGTATAGGTTCACTTGTTGCAGACCTTGGGCTGGACACTGTTCGTTTCGAGAACGGTATAAAAAAATCACAAGCCAGCATTAAAAGATTCAGCAGAAACGCAGAACGTTCATTCCAAAAGATGAATCGTTCTGCTGGCGTGTTTGCGTCGAGGCTTGGAGCGATAGCAGTAGTCGGTTTCGGCGCGATGATAAAAGGCGCGCTTGACACCGCTGACGCTATGGAAAAGATGCAGCGCAGGTTAGGCATATCGACCGAATCCCTTTCACAGATGAAGTTCGCAGCAGAGCAATCAGGCATCGCACTAAGCACGCTAACGATGGCAATGCAGAGAGCCCAACGAAGAATTGCTGAAGCGGCTAACGGCATGGGTGAAGCAAAAGACGCTTTGGTAGAGCTGGGATTATCCGCGCAGCAGATGAACCGGCTTTCTCCTGACAAACAGTTGCTTGCTATTGCTGACGCGATGGGCGGCGTTGCAGACTCCGGTGATAAAACACGACTAGCAATGAAGCTGTTTGATTCCGAAGGTGTTTCGCTTCTGCAAATGTTTGAAGAAGGTTCGGCTGGCATCGAGTCGATGATGAAAGAAGCTGACAGGCTAGGTTTAACGCTGAACAACAAGACAGCCAAGGGCGCTGCTGCTGCTAACGACGCAATCAACAGGGCTAAGTCAGCAATGCAGGGCGCCGCTTTGCAATCTGCTGAGAACCTGATTCCCGCAATCGAGCACTTAGGTAATACTTTCGCGTCATCTTTGCCTCTTGCAATAAACGGGGCGCTAAAAGCCTTTCTGGTTTTCCAGCGAGAAGCGGCTGGCGTGTTGTCTTTTTTGACTAATAGATACGCTACGTTTCATTTGGTCGTTGCTGACATATTGGAGCGTCTTGGTTTCGCAACTCAAGCGATGGCTGAAAGAGCTGACGCGCTGACGCTGGCAAACTTTTCTAATTCGTTGCTGAATGTTCACAACGGAGCAGACGCAGCAGTAAATTCAATGAATGCCTTGAATCACGAAGTTGGCGAGATGGCAGCAAACCCGCCTACTGAACCCGCCGCACCGTTCAAGAAAATGTCCGAGGGGATGCTGGAAGCGCAAGCCATAGCGCAGAAACTTGGCGAGACAATGAAGGTTGATATATTCGACAAGTCAGAAAACCTTTTCGGTCAGTTAAAGAATCAGTGGGCGCAGACGTTAAAAGATATGGTAAACGCTTGGGTATCTTCCGGCATCAGGAATTTGTTTGGCAGCATGTTCGCGTCAGGATCATCCGGTGGAATGCTTGCTGGCCTTGGCGGTCTGTTCGGATTTGCCAACGGTGGATCGTTCGAAGTTGGTGGCGGCGGCGGCACTGACTCAAACTTGGTTGCGTTTAAAGCAACGCGAGGCGAGACAGTCACGGTCAACAAGGCTGGTGAAAGCGGCGGTGGCGGTGGTGGTATTGTGTTCCAGAACAGCTATGACTTCAGCGGCAGCACGTTGAGCGAATCAGAAGTACGCCAGATGATCGAGCAAAGCCAATCCATAACGAAGCGGCAAATTCAAAACGCAATGATAAGAGGTCGGTTCTAATGGCGGTTGTAGCTTTCCCCGCGATCACTCCAAACGTTTCCGAAATGGCCATCGTGACAAACAGCAAGCAATTCATATCCCCGCTTACTGGTTACACTCAAACGGCAAGCCGGAAAGGTGCTCGATGGTTGTTGCGGCTGGTGTTTAACAATCTTCAAGGCGACGAGCGTGGCGAGTTGCGTGGCTACTTCGCTTTTATGGAAGGGCAGGTAAACAGGATAGAGGTTGGCGATCATTCCTACACAGGTGCGCGTGGTGCGTTAGGCGGGACTCCACTGGTTAACGGTGCGAGTCAAACCGGAACAAGCCTGATCACTGATGGTTGGCCCAATTCCACTTTGGTTTTGAAGGCCGGTGATCTGATCAGCTACGACAACGGAACTTATAAAGAATTAAAGATGGTCACATCAGACGCGACAACGAACGGGTCAGGTGAAGTCACGCTGTCCATCATGCCTGAGATACATACAGCACCAGCGAACAATGCAGCGATTGAAACAGCGTCACCCGTTGGGACGTTTATGCTGGCATCACCCACTTTGAATTGGACTAACAGACCATCACAGGTAGGCGGAGTTGCTTCGCCATCTTCTGAGTTGTCGGTTGGCTTGATAGAGGATATTGGATCGTGAGTTTAGGTCGCGGTATTGATTCGTCAGTAACGGCTGGCATTGCTTCTGATCGGCACGTTCGGCTTGTCTCGTTCCTGAAAATGGAATTAGACAGCGGGACGCTTTATATACAAGACTCGATTGGAACGTTTACTTGGGCTGACCCCGACGATGGTTCACAGGATTGGCTAGGCGTTGGAGACTTCGGCGGAATCGGCGCGGTGAATGAAAATCGTGAAATGTCTGGTTATGAGTTGGTGATTATTCTTTCAGGTATTGACGCCAGTTTAATGAATGAAGTTTTAGAGCAACCATATCAAGGGCGAAGCATAACCATTTATTTTGGAACGATTGATCTCGATACAGGGGCGCTGATTGCAACACCAAACGAAATATGGGCTGGCGTTATGGACGTTGTCAGGATCAGCCTTGGTGTTGGTGAAGCAAACGCTATTGAAATAACGTGTGAGTCAGAGTTCGCAAAACTGGATGATATTAACGGGCGCACTTTTTCCGATTCGGATTTGCAAAATGAATATGCTGGTGACACTTTCCTTCAGTATTTATCAGCGATGGAAGATGCCAATGTTGTTTGGCGTGGTGAATCACGAGTACATTTTGGCAAAGCGGTATATCCGCCGTTTGATCCGCGCAGCTTTCCGAATATATATATATGAGAGATAGAGAAACAGCCGTTAGACAGACGATGCTTAAATATGCAAACAAGCCGTTCGAGTATGGCGTGTTGGATTGCTGTTTGTTTGCTGCAAAGGTCGCTGAAGAAATCGAAGGTGTTGATTATGGTTCGCTGTTTGAACATCACAACGAAGATGAGGCTTATAGATATATCAACGAAGCTGGCGGCACAATAGAAGGGCTAATCACCAAAACGCTTGGGCGGGAACCAGTTAGCGTTGACGAGTTATCCTTGGGTGATCCTGTTGTTTGTAACCTTCCAATTATCGGTGAGACTTTAGGCGTGTATTCAAAGACAGGGGCAATCTTGAAAACGACAAACGGGGCAATCAACATCAGCCGTGACCGAATCTTGAAGGGGTGGAAATTATGCCCGATGTGATAACTGTAATTGCCAGAATAGTAGCCACTGTTTTCAATACTCCAATTGCGGGACTCACCGCATATCAAGGCGCGGCGGCAATAGCAATCAAAGCGGCGGCAGTGTTCGCGGCATCGGCTATGGTTAACTCGATAACAAAAGGACAGCAACCGGACATTGGTGATAACACTGATGGGAAACGCGATGTAAATATTCGCAGCGGAACCGAAGCCAGAAAGATTGTATACGGCGAAGCGTTGGTTGGCGGAGTTATTGTTTATTCAAATGCTGGTGGCGCCTCAAACGGCGTGTTGACTACTGTGGTTGCTAATGCCGGTCACGAAGTTAGCGGAATGACAGACGTATATCTTGACGGAACACTTATCACTGACGCGCAAATAGGCGCTGGTGCTGGGGCTAACTCTGGATTGAATGTGGTAACTGCTGGCGACTATTACAGCGCGACCACGAGCCTTGGTTATGTCGCCATTGACAGGCGCACAGGATCACCAACACAAACAACGAACGCAGTTCTGAATGCTCAGTTTGGTTCGGACTTTGACACAAGCGACCGGGGTAGAAACATAGCGTATACGCTGGTTCAATTATCGCTTTATGAAATATCCACAAAAATGTTTGAGGCTGGCGCGCCGCGTGATTACAACACTCTCGTTCAGGGAAAGTTTCTATACGACCCATCTGCCGATGTAAGCGCCGGCGCAGATATGATTGCCAACGGATTCAGCAGCACCACCTATAAAAGTTATTCTACCAATCCGGTGTTATGTGCTGTTGATTACTTAATAGACAACCGCCTTGGAATGTTGGTTTCTCCCAATAAAATTGATTGGGACGAAGTAATCAACGAAGCGGCTTTTTGTGATGCTGAAGTCTGCAACAGCGTGACCGGCGAAAGAGAAAACCGGTTTACTTGCAACGGTATCTTGTCGACTTACGACACTCACAAAACTAACCTGAATCGAATCTTATCTTCTTGCAACGGTTCCGTTTCTTACAAGAACGGAAAGTGGTTTGTGAAATCCGGACGCTTTGGGCAAGGTTTGAATTTGGTCAGTAACGGAAACTTTGCTGGCGGCGATACAGGCTGGACTAAGTTTGGTACTGGAACGGCTGGCGCCAGCAGCGCAAGAATGGAGTGCATTGCAAGCGCCACAAAGTCAGGACGTTATCAAGCGTTGACGGGGCTAACGGTTGGTTCTCGGTATGTTGTCACCGGACTGATGGAAGATTTATCGGTAGGCGCAAGCTCTGTTGCTGAAATCAATGTCACTACTGCGGCGGGTGATACAGGCACGACACTCGGCGGAGCTTCCAACGGGGTTGGTGCGGTAGACGGTAACGATGAATTTGAGTTTATCGCAACAGGCACGACTGCTTACCTGAATATTTTTGTTAACGCCAACGCTGCAACGACAGCATATTTTGATAACGTTGACGCATATTTGGTTGCTGAAAAAACAGTTACTGCTGATTGGTTAAGAGACACCATTGGCGTTCAAACGTCGATGAGTAAAACGGAACGGTTCAATAGGGCCAAAGCCTTTTACTTTTCAAAGGACGAAGTATATAAGCAGATTCAATCTCTGGACGTAACAAGCGCCATCAATTTGAGTCGTGACAATCAAGAAGTGCTGTCACGAGAACATGCTTTGCCGATGACAAACACCGAAGATGAAGCGCAGCGACTCCTGTACAAGCAACTGAAAGCAAACGAACGGCAAGTTAGGCTGTCTGTTCCCTGTAATTACCTTGCTCTTGATGTGGCGGTTAATGACCGGCTGATGGTTACGATTGATGAACTGTCGTATACCAACAAAGTTTTTACGGTTGAAGGCTGGACGCTGGTTGATAACCAAGGCGGAGTCGATTTGGCTTTGGTTGAGGATGATGCAGATTATTGGCGCGACCCAGACACCGATGATTACTCAACACGAACAGCGACCGGCGCACTGGTTCCTGCCTCACCTGAAGTACCACCGCCAACAAGCGTGACGCTGACAGCGCGTACAGGCTTACCCGATATGATCATTAGTTGGATTGATCCAGAACCTTCATCCTATTATGACTACGCGCAGGTTTATCGGGCAACCAGTAACAGCTTCGGCGCTGCATCTGTGCTTGTTGATATTAGGGCGAATACATATACCGACACCACGGCAGTTGCAGGCACAACTTATTACTATTGGGTCAGGTCTAGGCAAGGCAAGGAATTTTCAACCGAGGTAGCAACGACCCCAACAAATTCAGTTGCGGCTGCAATCGCAGCGGCTACAGCCACGAACGTTGAATGGTCTGGCGTTCTTGACGGGGCCGGAACAATACCGAGCAACAACGCAACGGTTGGCGCTCAACTAGGAACAAACGTAACTGATTCTGGGGCTACTTCCGTGGGAGATATTGACGCGCTAAACGCTTCTGCTTGGTCACAGCTAATTGCTGACAATTACAATCCTTATTTCACAATCGTCGCTAACGATGAAACGCCGTTCGGGTGGTACGTGGGAGATCAAACGGGTGGCCCATTGGCAAGGACAGCTTTGATGGGTTATGAGGACTCAACTAATAGCGTTCTTCATATCAAGTCTGGTACATCACGACCATTGATCCTGTCAACGGCAATCAGGTTGGATAAGGGGTCGGCTTATGAGTTTGATATTAGGATCAAAGCCGGTGCCAGCACTCGTTATGATCTCAACGTTTACGAGCTTGACAGCGCGTTAGGTTCAGGAATAAAAGCGTTTTGTGATTCGCCAACGAACGCTGATACTGAAGTTGGAACAGCCTCTAGGAAAAATACGCGCAGCACCAACCTTAGCGTGAGCACTTCTTTTGGTGGTGGTACGTTTTACTTTGGTCATCCTTACTTGTCAGGCGGGTTTAATTTCAACGGTGCCAATGATGTGATCTGGATTTGCTTTGGTATCCAGCGCACCACTGGCTATACAGACACAGACCTTTACGTTGACTTTGCGGTTGTTAAATCGCAAGCAACCGGATTGGTCTATAACGCGGTGCCAAGCTAATGGCTTTATCGGATCACTTAACAGGTATGGTTCTGTTCAACTCGAATACTCAGAAGGGGTATTACATCGAGTCGGCTGGCTCGGTTCAGGAGATAGTTGCGAAGTGGGACGGGGCGACAGTATCCAGCGGTACCATCACAAGCATGACAGGGACGCTGCAAACAGCCGCGCAACCAAACATAACTTCGCTCGGAACACTAACAAGCCTGACGGTTGACAACATCACGGTAAACGGCGCAACCATTTCATCAAGCACTGGAACGATAACATCGAGCGACAATTTAACACTTGCCGCCAGCCAAGATTTCAACGTGCTTGACGGGTCTAACTACACAATAGATTCTCTTAGCGAAGTTGTGTTGAAGGCAACAGCTACACACGCGACCTACGCTTCGGAACTTTTGCAACTCGTTACGACAAGGGCGGCTAGTAGCGCATACAACGCTATTATAGTAAGAGCCAACGCGGGTGCTGATCCCACGTTCAAGGCCAGAGGTGATGGCGAGATAACCGCTGACGGTTCATTCACTGGCGGCGGCGCTGACTTCGCGGAGTTCATGGAATGGGAGGATGGCAACCCCAACAACGAAGATCGTACTGGTATGACAGTGGTTATCGGCAAGCAGAAAACAACCGGCAACATCACGCCAATGATCCGACTTTACGAAGGCCCGACAGATATTATTGTTGGTGTCGTGTCTGCTTCGCCAACCGTTCTTGGCGGTAGTGATTGGAATAA